TTCGCCGTTTGCCATCTTTTCTGCATGACGCATTTGTGCATCAGCCATAAGCATTTTAGTTCTTTGGCGGTTTTTAAATATGTGAGAGCCAGCTTGAGCGGCTAATTTAATAGCGCTGAACCACATAACTTACTTCCAGGTTGCTTTAACAGGTTTTTTGTCAGCTAACATTCTTTTTGTTCCTCTGACATCAACTGTTTGAGATGTACTTGGGTCAGTTGCTTCAATAACTACGCCACCTTGTTTGTAGCCGTCCTTATTTGTACCCATTTGTTTTTCAATTTTTGGCGCTTTTATATAAGTTCCAGTTTTTTTCATAATGTTCTCCTTATTAAATTAGATTATAGTTATTTTTTTAGAAAATTTCTACCAAAATCATTTATTTTACTCATATCAGACATTTGTTGTTTAGCAAGAGACACTCCAGCACGTAAATGAGCTAATTCTTCGTTCTGTTCTAGCTTTTCATCGTGATGTGTATCATTCATCATCGCTTTCATCTTGTCGATATTAATTTTTTCTTGTCCTTCTTGTTCTTTTCTTTGATTTTCTTGTGCTCGAAGGTCAATTTCTCTAGCTTTTAGTTTTAATAATGGATCTCCACCAAACTCACCACTAATTTTTTCTTCTTCTTTAGCATAATCTTCTTGCATTTCAGCAATTAGTTTTGCTTTTCTAGATTCAATTGTGTTTGTAATCTGTTGTAGTCTTTGTTGCATCTGCATTGCTTGTGGATTTTGTGCCATTCCAGCCATCATAGCAGGATTTTGAGCTCCCATAGCTTGCATTTGTTGTTGCATCATTTGTATTTCTTGTAATTCATCTACAAATTCTATTTGAACTTGCTCTTGAGCCATTAAAGAAATGTGTTCTAAAATATTTTTTTGTAATGCAGCCATAATTGCAGGATTATTTTGTACCATATTAATTCTCATATAGTTTAAGTGAGCATCAATATGTGCTTTATGGTCTTGAGCTGGAAACGCTTGGAAAGGTTTCATACTCATTGCTAAAATATGTTCTAATGCTGGATCCATTGGCATTGGTTGTGAAGGTGGAGGTAAAATAGAATTTATATTTTTAACACCTAACGCTTCATACATTGATCTATAAGCTTGATACAAATTATGAATTTGTGGATTTGATTGTGCAAGTTGTAGTTGTGATTGCGCTAAAGATATTCTTTGTGTTTGAGAAAATATATTAGGATCTGCAACTGGTAAAATATCTACCTTGTCATCAAAGTCTTGTACTTTAATTTCTCTAGATGCTCCTGGTACATCGTATGGATATACTGGTGGTAAATATGTTTTAAATACTTCTGCTAATAATTTAAACTCTTGTTTTAAACCTACATATAATCTTTTGTGAATAGCTGACATCACCCGCGATCCACGCTCCAATAACGCCACAGTAGTACCCACGGCTGCCTGTTGATTCATATCGCCTACTTGTGCATCAGCGATGGCCGCGAATCGTTGTGCGCCTGAAACTACAATTCCCATTAAAGATAATAAAGTTTGATCGGGTCCTTTAAATGGTAACGTCATAAACTGATCTTTGATATTGCCTCCCGGAGCGTCGACATCTCTAAACTCACCAGGTTGTAAAGGTTGTGCATCATCTCTAATTCTAATACCACGTGATTTAAATCCAGAAGGTAAATTTGATAAAGTTCCTGCATCGAGTAATTGTCTTAATGCAGTTGTAGCAGTTCTTGTTAAACCACCAATCATGTGAATTAAACCAAAGCCATAGAATCCTGTACCTGGTAAAAATTTAAACTGAACAAAATAATTCTTTTTCTTTTTTAACGGATCGTCGGGATTATAATTTCTTCTGATAGATAAAATTTTAGAGTTAGACTCTGCAACTGTAACTACATAAGGAAGTTTAATTCCTGTCGGCTCACCATCTTCTCCTACATCTTCATATCCTTCAATATCTAAATCAGTATGAATTTCAAAAAGAGTATGTTGATCTTCTCCATCTTTTTGAATACCTTCTAATTCTAATTTTTTATCTTTTATTTGATCTTCTCTACCTGTTGGTTCACCTAATTCTATATCTCTATAAAAACCAGCGACTTGTTGTTTTCTTAATTCGTTTTCAGAAATTTTTATAACATGCACAATTGCTTCTGCATCATCTAATGAGTTTGCAGAGTAAGGTACAATTAAATCATCCGCAGGGACGAATTTAGATACCGCTCTACCTAAAAGTTCATCATAATAGATTTTCTTAAAGGTAGATCCGGAGAGGGGTAGATAGAAAAGCATTTGATCAAACTCTGGTTCATATTCTTTCATCTGATCCATAATTTGATAATTCATAAAGTCTTTAACTCTATTTGCTTGATCTTGTTTTGCAGCAGTAGGGTCACCTAAAATTTGAGCTCTAACTGGGCCATCTGCTGGTAATAATTCTTTGTAAGCTTGCGCTTGAAATTGTGTAACTGCTTCTGCAAGAACTGGGTGATTCACACCAGATGCATTTCTAAACGGTTCTGTTTTTCTTTCATATTTAAATCCTAAAAGACTTAAACCATCTCTATAACTATCTTCCCAGTCTGCTCTTGATTCTTTGTATTCTGTATATTGATCATAAAGTTTATTTCCTAATGGATCTAAAACACTATCATCTAAAAATTCTGCAAGGTTTGAAAAATGATCTTCACCGCCTTCAGGAGTTGCAGCAGAAGGGTCAAAAGAAACTTCAGCACCACCTTCGTCATCCATTTCAATTTCTACTGGACCACCTTCGGTTTGTACTTGTTCTACTTTTTCTTTAATCGCTTCTTCTATTTCAACTTCACCTGGAACTTCAACAGTTGTTTTTGAATTGGGTAAAGATTTATCTATATCAGCCATTCGACTATTCTATCCTTTATCTTTGATTGTTTCAACACCTACGTCTACAGTATCAGACGTTTTACTGCCTGTCAAATTTTGTATTAATTCATTTAACATACGTGAATCTTGTTTTTTAGGTTCTTCTAATGGTTCTGGATTAGCAGCAGCCCATGCTAAAATATCAGCTTGAGTAGCTGGTTCATCATTTTCTTTTACGATTGCTCCTATTTCCGAGTTATATTTTAATTCCATTATTTTTTACCAAAAAAAATTGCAAGACCACCATTTGCAAAAGATCCCATTTCAGCGGATGTTCCTGATCCACCCATAAATCCACCTCCACCTCCACCTCCCCAAGAAGATTGATAGCCACCTCTTCTATCTCCCCTTGCGGCATCTGCTTTATTTTTTTCAGCCTGCATCAAAGTAGCTAATTCTACAGGTCCCATATTAACTTCACTCATATTTGCAGGTGTTGGAGTTAAACTATAAATACCGGCTTGTGCTGGTAAAGAGCCTAACATAGATAAAGTTTTAAAAGCATTGTTTCTTAAAAAACCCAAACCTTGATAAAAATTGGAACTTAAAGTAGCGGGTATATTGATAGAAGGTTTATAGTTTTTTAACATTTGATTATTAGCTATAACTACTTTTGGATTCATGTTTATATCTGCAAAAGTTTTAGTTGAAAAATTTGCTAATCTATTTTTAAAATCATAAGCTTTATCTAAAACGTTTTGAGGAACTTTCATTTCTTTTACAATAGAAGGAAAAGAACTATTAGTTGCATAAGATTTAGCAATGTCTAAATCAGGTGTATAAAATTTTCCAGATAATAAATTATCTTTTGCATATGAACTTAATAATTGATTGGTAGTTGAACCAAACATGGGTTGACCTCTAAATAAACTTACTAAATCTTTACCTATTATATTTTCTGACATTATCTTTTCTCCGAAAACATTGTAGCAAGTCCACCATCTGCGTAATAAGCCTTACCTGCTCCTGGTGCACCATACATACTTATTAAAGTATTTTTATTAAAGGTATTTGGATCACGAAATTGACTAAAGAAAGGATTACTATTTGAAGTTCCTGTGTCTGACATATAAGCGCCATAAGTATTGCTTGGATCCCAGTTTCCAAAATTAGTTACAATTTGTCCATCAGGATTTCTGCTTACTAAATTTTGTTGTCCTGTTGCGAATGCATAAGCTTCTTTAAATTTATCAAAGTCATAGGATCCAGGATTGTTTTGATAAAACTGGGGTATAGAAGAAGTTGTTTGATAAGGTTTTAAAAAATCAGATGACAAAGAAATATTTGGATTGTATTCTGTAGCACCTGGTTTAAAGTTATTACTAGGACTTGGTAATTGATTAAATAAACCACCTTTAGAAATAAATTTACCTAAACCACCAAACTGATCATCTCTAAAATCATAAGCGGTTCCTCCAGTAAAATTTACTTTACCTGTTT